TCGTTCTATCCGTGTCCTTAAGCTAGTCGAGTACAACAAGAAAGAGTTCGACGATTTGCCAGAAGACGACGAGTTCGCAGCAGAGGCTAAGGCAGCTGCAGAGAAGCGAGCCCGTGACATGGAACAGTTCAAGAAGGACTTTGAATTGGACGCTGACGAGGGCGATGCTGTAGAAGCTGATGCTCTTGACGATTCGTTAGATGATGACCTAGAAGAAGTTCTCTAATCCAGTTACTAAGCGAGCGACAAAAAGAGTTAGCCATTGGCGCTGTGGCTGAGACTCGCTTAGTATATAGGTCCCTAGCTACGGCTAGGCATCCCGCCTTGAGGATGTGCAGGCATGGTAGAGTGTTATGCTAGACAGGCAGAGAGGTGATGTACAACCCTCCCAGCAGGTGGAAGGCCTGCACTATTTTATAAGGACATTATGTGAAGAAACAGAAGCGAAAGTATTTTTCTTTTGTACGTAAAGCAACCATCATCGAGACAGGGTATGTTGCAGTAGATGCGTACAATGACGCAGACGCACAAGACGCCGCAACAGAAGGTAAGTTTACGGAGTTTCTTTGCGAGAACCGTGATTACACAGACAACGATTGGGAGTTTAAAATGGTAGAGAGTCCGAACGATGACTAAAAATATCGAGACATTGGTTGCTGATATTTACAAGCTTTTTGACCCCAATGAAACCCACGTAGCTAACGAGGACAACTTAAATGAGTTCGCAGAAAACCTCAAAGATATCTTTAGACGGAGGCTATCTGAGCGTGAAGAGAGAACCGGGGCCCTTCGGTTTTCAGCCCTTGGAAAGCCTGACCGGCAAGTATGGTTTGAAGCAAAGGGATACGACAAGGAAGAATTCACCAGCAAAACCTACTTCAAGTTCCTCTACGGAGACATAATTGAATTGATGCTGTTGTTCCTTGCCAAAGAGGCAGGACATACAGTGGAAGGTTTCCAACAAGAGGTAGAGGTAGACGGCGTCAAGGGACATATCGACGCTATCATTGATGGTGTTGTTGTTGATGTTAAGTCAGCCTCTCCCTTCGGCTTTACAAAGTTTAAAACGAATAGTGTAGTACAGGAAGACCCTTTCGGCTACACACACCAGCTAGCTGGGTACGCAGACGTTCTTACTCCTAACGAATCTGCAGCATGGCTAGCCCTTAATAAGGTGGACGGGGAGGTTGTCCTTGCGACGCTATCCTCGTCCATCATTAAGGATTACAAACCTGCTCCACGTATCGAGCATCTCAAGGCTGTCATTGAACAGGACGAGCCCCCTGAGAAGTGTTACTCAGACGTAGAGGACGGTAAGTCTGGCAATCGTAAGCTGGCCACTGGCTGCTCTTATTGCTCATTCAAGAAGCATTGTTGGCCTAACCTCCGCGGCTTTGCCTATTCAGGTGGACCACGGTATCTAACCACTGTCGCTAAGACCCCTGACGTACCGGAGTTTGAAGTATGAGTAAAGTAAAACGAGCATCGGTCGCGATGCGATCCTCCGAACCTCCGTTTCGCTCAGGGTTTGAGCGTACGATATGGGAAGAAGCTAAGGTAAATGATGAAGGCATCGAGTTCGAGCCATCAGACCTTAAAATCAACTACGTTATTCCGTACCGGTACATAGCAGACTTTCGTCTGTCTAACGGTATCATCATTGAGGCGAAGGGTTATCTCCGGCCTCGTGACCGTACGAAGATGCGTAAGATTAAAGAGCAGAACCCCGCCCTCGATATTCGGTTTGTGTTCCAAGTGGCAGACAAGCGTCTGTCTAAGTCTAAGAATAGTGAAACCTACGGAGAGTGGGCAGAACGTCTGGGTTACCAGTGGGCTGAGAAAACAATTCCTCTCTCATGGATTCTAGAGAAACCTAAAGGATAGTACATGCAGTTATGTTAACGAGGCTCTGGCCGCGGCAGCCCTATGCTTGTCCTCTGTGATACACCACGAGGCTAAAGGCGAGGGCTATGAAGGTCAGATAGCAGTTGCTAATGTAGTAATGAATAGAGTTAAGTCTGGTAGGTATCCTAATACCGTATGTGGAGTGGTCAAACAACGTGGCCAGTTCTCATGGGTAGGCCGGAAACCTTTTACCAGTGCTAAACAGAAGTTAGCAACGGAAGTTATACAAGGCAAGCATCCTAATAATGTAAAGGGTGCTTATTACTTCACCAATTTCAGTGTGAAGTTTAAGAAAAGAATACTTTATATTATAGGAAGGCATCGGTTCTATGGATGAAGAAACTATTACAATTTCTTTAGAAGAATACCAAGACCTGCAAGAAAGTTCCAAATTCCTCCTTTGTTTAGAAGCAGCCGGAGTAGATAATTGGGATGGATACGACTACGCATTGGAAGAGTTTCAAAATGGATAACGATGATTACGAAAACGGTTGGACCAAGGGGGAAGAGACAGCAGAACAGCTGGTTAAATCCTACCACTTTATGTTAGAATCCGGTCAACTACAGCTTACCCAAGCTGAAATCAAAGGCTTTATCGAAGGCTTTAAGAACACGATTGGGCAATGGGTATGAAACCTAAAATTCTGTTCTTGGACATTGAGACCAAGCCAGCTGTCGTCTATACATTCCGCATGTGGGATACCAGCATTAATCCCGAACAAGTCATACAGCCTGGGGGCACTATCTGTGTCGGGGCTAAGTGGCAGGGAAGCAAGGAGACAATGTTCTTCTCCGACTGGGGTGATGGCCACGAGGCAATGCTTCGCAACATCCATGCAATCATCAGTGAAGCAGATGCTATTGTCACGTACAATGGAGATAAGTTCGATCTGCCTAAACTTTGGGGAGAGTTTCTTCTCAATGGTCTGGTCCCTCCTGCGCCACCTACCACGATTGACGTTCTTAAGTCTGTCAAGAAACTAGGCTTCGACATGAATCGTCTCGCCTTTGTAGGGCCCCTGCTCAACATCGGTAAGAAGGTAAAGCATGAAGGCTTTGGCTTATGGCGCTCTGTTATGGAGGGCGAGGCTAAGGCGCAAGACCGTATGAAGAAGTATTGCATCCAAGATGTAGTGCTGCTTGAGAAGCTGTACGATAAGGTTAAACCCTTTATTAAGAATCACCCTCACCTTGGTGAACGTACAGGGGAAGTATGTGGAGCCTGTGGTTCTAAGCACGTTCAAAAGCGTGGCTTCCGGACTACTAAGTTCTTTAAGATACAACGTCTACAATGCCAAGCCTGTGGCTCATGGTCAGAAGGTTCGAGAGCTAAAATAAAATAATGATGAAGACTGTTGAACATATCCCTATGGGACCTTGGCCGGTCCTCGTAGGCTTTACCGATAATGCGAAAGCCTTTAATCGTGAGATGAAACGGGTAGACTGTAAAGGTCTGCAGTTCCAACTTAACGACACATGCTTAGCAACTACCAGCTGCCTGTACGACTCCGACGGAGTTAACTATTACGTAGTTACTTTTAGTCCCGACATTAAACCAGAGAATCTCCCTAGCGTCGTGGCACATGAAGTGTGGCATGTAGTAGAGGGTATTTATGAGTACGTTGGTGAAGAGAAGTTTGGCAGCGAAGCTACAGCGTATTTAATACAATACCTTGTAGAGTACATGTACAAAGGATTGATGGATGGACGAGCTGCATAAGGCTATCATCGACAGGTTGGAGCCTTGGGAGCTAGTAGACTTTCTACAGATTCCTATGGAAGAAATCCTCGAAGCCTTTGAAGATTTAATTGAAGATAAGATTAAAGACCTGCAAGAATTCGTAGGCCTTACAATAGATGATGAAGAAGTGGACAACGATTATAATGAGTGATAACGATAAACCAATCGATGTCTTCTTTTGGTTAGGGGATGAGGCTAAGCCTGAGCCCTTGACTGAGGAAGAGTTTGAAGAACGCATTGAAGCAACAGCAGCAGCAGAACGGAAGTGGCGGAATGTCGAACTCAACGGCTAAGAATACAAGCCCCCTTACCCGACAGGTAGGGGGGAGCCACTATAAGAAGTACAAAATACAACCGGTAGAGTATGCAATGGCAAACAATCTTAACTACTGTCAAGCCAATGCGGTCAAATACATTACTCGGTACAAAGACAAAGGCGGCATTGAGGACCTGCGTAAAGCTATCCACAATATCGACCTACTGATAGAACTAGAAGGCGCCGCCAATTGACAAGTCCATTTAAGAATCAATACCAAGAGTTCATTTACAAGAGCCGTTATGCGAAGTGGAGAGAAGATGAAAAACGCCGAGAGGACTGGGACGAAACGGTGGGGCGTCTTGTTAACTACTACAAGTCTGCCTGCTCTAAGTCAATCGATGTTGATAAGCATTCGGGAACGTTTACAGAAATCTTTAACCGAATCTACAACCTCGAAGTAATGCCATCCATGCGGGCTCTCATGACAGCGGGCCCTGCATTGGACCGTTGCAATGTGCCTGCGTATAATTGTGCGTACCTGCCAGTAGACTCGCCTCGTTCATTCGATGAGGCTATGTACATTCTGATGTGTGGCACCGGTGTTGGCTACAGCGTGGAGAATAAGTATGTTGAACAATTACCGCGAGTTAGTGAGGAATTTGAGGACACAGCTACCTGTATTAAAGTTGCAGATAGTAAAGAAGGATGGGCAAAAGCTTTCCGAGAGCTCGTCTCCCTTCTCTATTCAGGCCAGGTTCCTCGGTGGGACACAAGCGGAGTACGCCCCGCGGGGGCAAGACTTAAAACTTTTGGAGGACGCGCTTCTGGACCAGGACCTCTCGAGGACCTTTTCAGCTTTAGCGTTAATCTATTCAAAGCTGCC